GCGCCACTGTAGATGTTCATCACCATGGTGCCATTCAGTTGCGAAGCCAGGGCCAGTAAAAGGGCATCCTGCATTCCTGTGCTTATTTTAAACATATGGTTCCCCTTTAATCGAGAGCGGCGATAAGATCACCGGTGTTAATAGCAAATGGAGTAGCGTTAGTCGTCGTCCGTGGAATAACCAGCGCTCCATAAATAAGGCAATTGCCTCCAGTTATAGCGTCCCATACAGAAACATGGGTAATATCAAAAGATCCAGTTGTAGGCGTCCAAGCTACGATAGCACTAGATAGGGCGTTCCCAGATGCCGCGTCAGCAAAAGTTACAGATTTACGAACAAATCCAGAGTCATTTGCTGCGGTTAGCTCACCCACGGTTCCATCTTCAGTCGGATCAGCCGTATGAACCGCTACATACCAAGCTGTTGGTCTAGTTACAACTGACCCTGTAAACAACCAATTCAAAGCGGCATTTTCTGCATAATTGCTAAAGCTCATCGTATTTCCTCTTATGCCGAAGTTAAACTAAAACCAACAGGAACCCGTAGAATATCCCCAGCAGCCATGACCTTTGGAGACGGGAACAATACGGCGCTTACCAGCAGACCGGCTACGCCACCCCAGGTTGGGCTAGAACTAATGAATGCGCCACGGATTGTCTCGGCAGCAGCAAAAGCAAACTCATTTGGCGCAGCCGAAGTGACAATAGTACCAGATGTAACAGCAGGGAACGCGATAGCTGCGCGCGTTGTGCCGGTATAACTTTGTAATTCGCTGCAGGCCGCTATGAGAGTCGTCATGGTGTCGCTGGCCACTGGAACATAATTTGCTCCATAAAGTCCCAGGTAGTACGCTGAAAACTGTGAGGCCCCTTTAAATGCCGAGCCAATGATATAATCCAGGCCGACAGTCGGGATAATGTTCTCGACTTCTTCCCTGGAGATCAAATTGCCATCTGCGCCGATATGTTCCAGGGTGTAGATAAATCCGATTTTGCTGGTCATTTAAGACCTCCTTATAATTTCTGCTTCAATAAAGCTGCTTGCCGACAGGCTGGAAGCCTGTGGGTTGTTAATGACCGCAATGGCCTGTTTGATTCCATCCTGCCGACGAACGAGCATCGCCCCGGACGTACCGGATTCTGTTGCAACGTTTTCTTCCTGCAGGTTTTTTACCGATCCGTCATTTGCTCCCATGATTAAACCTCGATGTGATTGCCACATGACGCCCTCCTGGTCCGGCAAAGTGACGCCGGTACCAAAGATCGCACCATAGGGGAGAGCATCGGCAACCTGAAAACCGTCGTCCGGCACCCCGCCATAAAAGAAAGTGTTCTTGTCCGTTGCAAAAAAGATCCCGTTTTCAACCGGCTCCATGACCTGCACATCACCCGGGAACTGCAGGGTGTTGTCCACCCGGAAATGGTCCGGTTCAAAGGGGTCTGAGTAAGAGACATACGGTCCTGACGCGACGTACATTCTGCCCTTGTAGCTGCGGATGATGTCCCCGGCAGGCGGTGGATAAACATGGGCCAGGTCAAGGATATTGCCATCGTCGTATCGCCCGGTGTTGATCGCGTAAGATGGAGTCCCGATGGCCACATCGGCGATATGGTACAGTTCCGCTCCGTTGGGTGTACTGAGGTACAGCCGGAGAAACAGTGCCTGCGGGTCGGTGGTGGCCGGCAGGTTGGAGAAAACCACTCCGCAGTTGGCATCAAGAGAAACAGTGGCTATCCGTGATGCACCTGACTCGACCCCTGCGGCATCGACAAAAGAAACAGCGCCGAGATAAACACCTGCTGAGTAGTCGCCGGGTATACCGTGCAGCGTCACGTCGCCGGGAACCGCCATGCCCCAATTGCCGACCACACCGTCGACAATCTTTTTCGCCGCCAAACCATCGGAGAGATAGACAACCCCATGCAGATAATGGTAGGTAATTCGCGATCCAGCCAGTGCGCATAAGGGCGTTGATGAGTTATCGCTATTGAACCGCTTTAGCATGCCGCCCTCGGCAAAGAAACAGCCGGCAGGACAGGAAAATCCGTGACTGGTGCCGATGCCGACATAAACAGGGGTCGAACCCTTGCGTCGCCTGACCTTGCCGTTGGCCGAGAAGTCCACATTGACGGCATTGCGCACCGCCAGCGGCATCCCCGCGTCCATGGAGTTCAGGTCGTGGTCCGCCCGGCGGTTATCCATGCCTCTCGGCCATGGTCCGATTTTCATGGCCAACTCACCTTACAAACAGTAGGAACAGCCCTCGGTCGTTGAGATCCCGTAATGCGTAGCAGTTCGGAGATTGCCTTACCGTAACGTTCCTCGTGATATTGAGTGTTGCGCTTCGGTGATTCTCGATCCTGCTCTATCCGGGAGAAAATCTCCGCACAAACATAACTGACCAATGCCCGGTCAAGCTGTCCGGAAGCCCGCTGGTTGCCGGCCACGCCATCAGTAAAGCTTGATGGGTCGTCGTCAAGGAGCGCCGGTTTGCGGTAGTAGCGCAACTTGATCTCCGTTGCCAATCCCGGTGTATCCTGATAAACCAGCTTGCCGCCACCATCAACACAGACACAGCTCACCGGCCCGGTGGACGCGGCATCGATGGTAAATCCACGATCACGCATGACGCCAAGGTTGGGCAGCACAGCCACGGAATAACCGCCCACCGTGGCTGTGTACAGTTCACGGTGGAAATCGGCCGGCATATCCGCCTGGTAATCGCCAACCACGGTACTGACCACGGCAAATCCTCCGGACAGGCCGGGCAACAGGACGGTGCCGACGATCTCGTTCATGCCGATGTTGAGACGGTCAGTGATCCAGTCGCGGCCGTAGGTGGTATCGACAACAATGTCGACGATGTCATCGACCAGCTGCTCTCCGTTCACTTCAGTGCCTCTTCGATATCGACGACGGAAACCTTAAACCCGGCCAGCTCACTGACCGCATCGACCAATGGTCGGCCGTTGCCGGAATTGACCAACTTCTTGCCGCCGGGGGTTTTCTCTTTGCCTGCTTCACTCAGGGTGAGCACCTCGCTGATCGCCTTCATGATGTTGATGGATTTCTGCGCGGCATCCTCGGTGGTAACACCGGCCGCCTCTGTCTTGATCAGCGTATCGACATCCGGTTCGTCGGCCTTAATCGCGGGGCCAGGTCGGACAACCTCTTCAGCGTCCCCGGCCAGCTCCGCCTTGGCCTCCTCGAGAGCCATATTGAAGATGGTCTTTGACAGCAGGCCGGCCCGGGACGCCTCAAGCTCAAGGGCCGGCGGCACCTCGCGCCAGTCGCCTCCAATGATGATGACGTGTCCAGACGTTGATGCCAGGCGAACGGGATCCTGGCCTTTTTTTGTTTTATATTGTTCCGGCATTGTTTCCTCCAAAATGATGAGTCAGGTGGGCAGGGGCGATATCCTGTCCACCCGTGTTGATTTATTACAGCCTGGTTACAGCCTGGTTACAGCCTGTTTAGCCCTGGGTACCCTGGCTGCGATTAACACAGACATATTCGAGGACCAGGTAGCCCTTACCGAGCGTGAGCGCGGCCGAGGCGGTCAGTCCAACGGTCTTGCGACTGCCGAGCGGTTTGCCACCGTTTAAAAATGTGGCATTGAGCGCGGTCTTGGCCGCAGCCGCTGCGGTGGTCGCGGTCAGGTAGGCGTCGGTGTCGGTTGCTATACCGACCGCCAGAGTCTGACCTGCGCCGAACACGGTGTCGATAACCAGGAAACCGCCGGTGGGGATTGCGTCGCCGGGGATATCGAAGACCGGGACAAAATCGGTGCCTGGGAAATCGGTAAAATCAAACTTGGCAACGCGGTAAATGGGGGACTGTATCCCCTCGGATCGTACTTTTAAACTTGCGGACATGGTGTGCTCCTTTGTGATTGATAGGGTGCTGCGTATCGTTACATGGCGGCCATCCGGTCAGGGGTAGCCGCCATCAAAAAAAAGACTGTCTACTTCAGAAACAAATCGACACAGGCCACGCCGAAGTCCTCGTCGGCATTTTTCGTGTACTGGTTGTCAAATCGCGGCTTACGGAATCCGATAAACTTGTCGGTGGAAATACCCTGGACAGCCCCGTAGTTGAAGGTCTTCTCGATCCAGTCCGGTGCGCCGACATCGACCATACCGAGCGCCTGGGCGCCAAGGAACAGCGAACGGGTACCGTCGACGTTGCCATCGGATCCCCATTTGGCGGAGGCTGCTGCGCCCTTGGTATTAAAGCACTTCTCGTGCTCCATGATGATCAGGCCGTCGACGGTAAAGGTGGCCCCGGAGAAGAAGGGGTTGTCTTTTCCGCGCGCGCCTGCCTGAACGACAGCAGAGAGAAAATCACCGTCTTTCTTTAATCCGGCAAGCACGCGAGGATCACAAAGGTAGATATAGTTGTCCTTGCCGCCGATACGCAGTGGTTTCATGTGGCTGGTACGAGCATATGCCTTGAGGTCAACAAGCATGCCGTATTTCGGCGTGCAGGCGGAGGTGATCGCCGCCGTGTCGCCGTCGATGAGGTCGGTGCCATTGAAATAGAAATGGCGGCCGGCTGACGGCGCAGTGACATCTTCGGCAAAGGACAACTCGCTCCAGGGGTTTTCCTCGTCTTCCTCCACGGAGTAGGTGGATCCGTCGAGGTTGTAGTTGTAGCTGATACCGGACAGGGTTAGAAATGCCATGGTGTCGATAGCCTCTGCCAACCAATATTTTAGCCGGTCATTGGCGGTCTCGCGAAAGTTGATGACCGAATTCTGGTCAGACAGCTTACCTTTATTCTTCACCTGATGAGAGATGAGGCCCATGTTGATGTCGATGTCGTAGTTCTGCAGTGCCTCTTCTTTCCCTTCCCGCTCGTTGTCATTGGCAACGCCGCGCTTTCTGAGGTCGGCAACCAGCTGCATAATCGCCCGGGTCCCCTTCTCGGTCTTGGTCAGGGCCTTGATGTGCTGGATACAGCTGTTGGTGCCGGTACCGAGCAGTTTGGCGACGAAGGACTCGGAGCGCATATAGGTCCAGACCTCGCGCATCCAATAGGTTTTTTGTTCGGAAGTAAGTGCCGCAAAGTTTGTAGCGTTCATTGTGATCTCCAATTAATGGTTAGAAAAACGTGTGCATATGATTGTTTTTCCGCACTATTAACGGTCGTGTGGTGACCTGGATCAGCAATAACGCTTGCTGGGGGCTGTAACGTTGGAGCCTTTAACGACGCGCCACGATTGGTCGTGCTACAGGCATGGCGGCTATCTAAGCCCGCCATCCCTCCTGTCGGGGGTTAAACGAAATCGCCCCTGTTCTGTCGCTTCTGTTTCAGCGACATGCTTTTGTACTCCGCCTCTGGAATAGCCAGGGCGTTGGCGGCCGGGTCGGCCGTCTTGTCACGGTTGCTCCGCCCGACGTTCATGGACATCGGTTGCTTGGCCGCATTGGCCTTGGTCTCGATAGCCTTCTTCTGCTGCGCCGCCTTCAGTTCGGCGATCTTTTCCTTGCCGGCATCGATCGCTGGTGCGGTTGGCGCCGTTGCCTTGATCCGTTCGCCAAAAAACACCTCTCGTGCCTCGGTCAGGGCCTGGGACAACGACATGCCGTCTTCACGCATATAGGCCATCTTGGCCCGGTTAAAGGCCTGGTTGTTGCGCTGATTGGCAAACCATTCCCCGTGCGACTGCAGGATATCGTCGACGACATCCTGGGCGATAGCTACGTCCTTGCTTGTCTCGATACCTTTCAGGATGCGCAGCTCTGACTGCTGCTCCTTATATTGATCGATCTCGAACATAACCTGCGCCGCCTCCTTGGTCTCGCCATCGGCGACCAGATCGGCGTACTGCTGGTACTTTGCCTTGATATCAAAGGCCGGGGCCTGGGTGCCGTCCTGCGCCACGTGCGGCGAATTCTGGGCGGCCTCGAGGTCGGCGATCTTTTGCTTGAGGTAGTTGATTTCGACGACTTTTTCGGAAAATCGGCCATAGGGTACGTTGACCGGTGTGGTCTTCTCCGGCTCGGCTTCCACCACGATCTCCTCCGCAGCCTGTTCAGCGGCGGGTTCCTCCTCCTGCTCCACGGCCGCCGGATCCTCTTCCTTCTCCGGTTCCACCTGGACATCTTCTTCGTCCTCTTCCGGCTTGTCCTCATCGAGGATCAGCTCGACCGGTTTTTCCAGGTCGGCCTCGTCGGGCATATCGCCACGGGCCATGGCCACGTCTTCAGGCACCTCGCCCTTGAGAGTGTCAAAACTCATGATGAACATCTCTTCTTCTGCTATCAAATTATCGTTATCCACCGGCATGGTTTAATATCCTTATCTAGGTTGTCAGTTGCTGATCAGTTTCTGGCCACGGCCGCGTTGGCCCAAAAGACCGCTTCTTCGATTTTTCGTATGGCGTTGCCCCGCTCTACCGAGGCTGGTGCGATGTCGAGGAGCAGGTAGGCAAATTCCTTGCCCTGGTCCCTGATCGCCTCGTAACGTTCGGCGTCACCCTCGCCAGGAACGTGGTGGGTGAAGTTGTTTTCAATGGTTGCGTCGCCGTCGATGAATCCCTCGTTGATCAATGCGTCTCTCCTGTTATCAGTCAATAACCTTAGTCTCTATCCCCTGCTGTACGCCGACAAGTGGGGACGGTGGATCCGGTGGCGGTACCGGGGTTAATGGGTTGGTGTTGGTGGGGAAATCAGCTGCCGCGCCTGCCGGGAACTCGGTCGGGCGCTGGCCTTCCTCACGGAAAACCTCCTGGCCATCCATCGGGTATTCCGGCAGGAGCGGTGGCTTATCCATATCTATGTCGCCGCTGGAACGCAGCAGCACATCGGCAAGCGGTGCGGTGGTCGGCTGGGCGGCGATGACGCCTGCCGTCTGCACCGCACTGTATTTCGATTCGACCGAGGTATTGACCGCATCGGCCATCGCCTTCCTCGCCTGAGCCCGTTTGAGCTCGGCGCTGGCTACCTTCTCGTCGGTCTCTGCCTGGGTCATCGGATCCTCGGTCTGTGCCGCACTGACCGCCTCAATCTCCTCGAGCAGTTCGTGTTTCTTGGCGTAGCTTGATGCGCCGATGACATGGGCGTCGGGGATCTGCACCCCGGACTCGCGCATGGCCATCAGCTGATCAAACTGGCCGTTCTCGAATGTTGCATGGGTCGGCGTCTCGGAGATGACCACGTCATAGGTACCGATGGTCACGTCGTTGAGGATGCCGTCGACGGTGACCTGGTTGATGACCAGCTCCTCCTTGACCTTGTTGGTGTCCATATCCATGATGCGGATAACCTGCTCCTCGGTGTAGAACTGCTGCACCAACTCGACGATCTTCTTTGCCGCAAGCCGCCTGGTGAATGCCAGGTTGTCCAGCGGTCGGCCCATCTGCGTCTGGCCCATATACTGCTTGGACTGGATTGCCTTGCCGGAGACCTCGTTGCCATGCTGGCCCTGCAGCGCGTCACTCATCCCAGAAATGGTTTTGATGGCGAACTCGGCCCGATCAATAAGTTTATCGGTACCAAGAGGCATCGGGTTCGGCGCCCGACGTGTCGGCTTGAGCCCGGCGGGATTGACCTTGGAAACGATGACCAGGCCATTCTTCGAGCCGTTCTTCTCCAGGTCCTCCGGTTCCATGTTGATCATGACGCCTTCGGGCACGTCCCAGCCGGAGTTGCTGGTGCTGCCGAGGATCTCCAGATAATTGGTGATGCTCTTGTTCTCCAGCTCCTGGGGGCTGGTCAGGTTGTCGACCATGCCCCGGGTGCGTCCTCTCCGAAAATAGGGGAAGTACGGTACCGTGGTGTAGGTCTTATAGGGCGACCAGTCGTTGTGCAGCACCACCGCGCCGCAGGTGACGGTCCACATGATGCGTCGGTAGTTCATAATGGTTTCGATACCGCCGTCCAGGGAACGGGCAATGTCCGCCTCATCCATCAGATCAAGCGGCGTCACCTCGCCGGTCCAGGCAACAAAGACCTTGCCCCGCGAGACGCGGCGGTGCTGGCGATCTATGACAAGGTACAACCGCGTCGAGCGGTCATCGCCGTCCTGGGTCACCCAGCCGTCAAAGCCGGTGCCGTCGGAGTCTTCGTTAAAGTGTGGCCGGCCAAGGAAGCTGTCGTCCATACCGTAATAGGCGTCCGCCTGCTGCTCGACCTGATCGGCCAGCTCTGCCGAGTATCTCTCGGCGAGATCGTCATAGGTCATCCAGCGATCGATGATGACATCATTCCAATATTTCGGGTCGTATGACCTGGCGTCCGGGTCCGGCTTGACGTCCATCGGGTCGAGGATCTCGAGCTCGATGGAGCCCTTCATGTTGCCGGCGAAATCCATCCTGAAATCAAGATAACCGCGTTGCTGGATCAGCCCGTCCTCATAAGCCTGGCTCTCCGCCCAGTGGTAGTCGATCTGGTTGCAGATCTGCCCGACCACCTTACTCATTACCGTTGCCGACTGCTGGTCCGCCTGGCCGCCTGCCGGGAGAAACTGCATATCCACCCGGGAGTGCAGCTGCAGGCCCGTGGCGGTGTTGACCGCCGGCAGGATATGGTTGAGCTCGACCATTGGCCTGTCACCCATGGCTAGCCGGTCCTGCTCGCGCCACTGCAGGCCGCCGCCGAGGTACATATCCTCGTTGTATCTGGCCCGCTCGATATAGGCGCGGTGCCCACTCTTCATGGCGTAATCGTACCTGGCCATGTTGATCCGGGCGGCGTCCTCGTCTGACTCGATGTTTTTTGGGCTCTTGCTCATATCAGCTCGACATAAAGGTTTTGCCGGACCCGGAGGTGGCGGCAATCTTGCGTTTTAATTTATCCTGCCATGACTCCTTTTGCTTACGACGCGAGCCACGCGGAAAAGCCATGATCATCTTCGGGTGGCGGATGTTCGCCAGGTTGTCGAGCATGTCATCATGAGACATGACCGGGAACGGCTTGTACTCATCCTCGATCAGATCGTTAATAATGTTCACCCGGCGACCCTCGTAGTTGGTGCGCCACATCGATCGCGGTAGGACGATGCGCTTTTGCTCAAAGAGCGGCACCAGCCTTTTTATCCTATCCACCTTGGGCGTGGAGTCGGTGAGCGGGGTGATCTCAAACCGGTAACGCAGCCGGTCCATCTCCCCCTCGATATGCTGGATATCGCCCTGCATGCCAAAATGCTCGTAGCCAACCCCGTCCGGCGTATACTCCCCGTGCAGCTCAAAGAGCGCGTTGGTCCTCTCGGTCAGGTTCAGTCGGTCATGGATGCCGTCGAGCAGGTAATACTTCTGGTCGGTGGCCAACCCGACAACCCACATGGTCGTATAGTCCGAGGCCTTCTTCTTCTCGTTGGCCGGGTCGACGACGATATAGATGTTCAACTCGCCCATCCTCGGCTCCGTCTCGTAATATGACAGCCACTCCTCTTTAAAGCCCTGTGCGGCGTCTGCGGACGGATTTAGCAACATTTGGCAACCAAAAACATAGGGGCCCATATCGCGTCTCTTCTCATTTAATGACTCCCTGGTTAAAAAAACCGGGTTCCCGGTGTCCTTGCCGTCATCCGTTGCCGGGTAAATCCTTGGTTCTGCCGTGCCCCGCTCGATCAGCGTCTTGTAGGTGTCGCCGAAGTGGTACCGGGTACCGATGAACCGTCGCCGGCCACCATGAGCACCGAGGTTGTAGCTGATCGCCAGGGCCTCGGTGGTCTTCTTGATCTGCTCCGGTGTAGAGACCGACTCGAGGGTGACGATGTCGTCATAGACGAGCAGGCTGAAATGCTTGCCGGTGGGTTGTCCATCGACTACCCCGTGTGCCTCGACTGTTGCTTCCTTCGGGTTGCTCAGCCGCTTGACGGTGATGCCTTCGTCCGTCCACCGGTTACCGGCCCTCGGTGCATCCACCCTGGGATCCTCGTAAAGAATCTCCGGGAACAGCCGCTTGAGCCGGGTATTGGTCTCCAACTCAAATTTGATCTGCTTAAGAAACCCTCTGGAGATACCCTTAGTATGGCTAAATATGCCGACCGTTATCTCCGGATTGATCAGGATATCCTGGATCGTTTTGGCAAAAGTTATCAAACTTGATTTATAGTGTTCCCTCGCCCATAGATCGAGCTTACCGTCCGGCTCCGCCTGCACCTCGCGGCACCGATCGTAGAGCCACTGTTTGCGCACGTCCTTGCGGTTCATGGCAAAGGCCATCAGGTAAAACAAATCGTTCAAACACAGGCGCCGCATGGCCATACACAGGGCCATCTCCACCGCCTTATCGACCCCCACTGACATCAACTGACTGCCGGCGGACGCCTTTTTACTCTGTCGCCGCCCCTCCTCGATACATCTGTCCCAGATCCGGGCATACTCGCGGATCTGGTCCTCCATGTCGGGCAGCATGTTATTTCTCGGCAGACGGGATCATGTCCTCCATCCAGCCGGGAACCTTCTGGCCCCTGAATCGGGCATCTTCCTGCTCGGTGTCTTCCGTTTTTGGCGTGAACATCTGCAGATGACGGGCGAGCATCTCGATCGCCTTGAGCTTGTCACACTTTTTATATCTATGGGTAAACTCGACGCTGTCGCCACCTTCCTCGCCGTGGGTAAAGGTCACCACGTCCATGGAGGCGATGGTCGCGGCGGTATCGTCATCAAGATCAACCGGCAGTAGTAGCTTGCCGTCGGCACTAAACATCTTGCGGATATCACCAAAGGCGACCCGTGCCAGTTCCTGCAGGACACGCTCGACGGTGATATCAAATTTTTCAGCAGCAACCTGCTGTACTTTTTCGCGGAGTTCGTTCAGGTAAGCTTTGACATGGGGACGGGCAAAGAGCTGCGAGGCACGGTTCCACACCGATGCGTCGGTCCACTTCAGCGACTTGGCGTTGTGGGCACGGAAAGCGGCACTCTGGTTGCCACCGTTGGCGATGTACTCCCGACAACATGCTTCCTCGAAATCTGTCAGCCCTTTCTCTTCTTCAGTCATTGCGCTCCTGGAATTTCGACTCAGTCCTGCACTCTTTGCCCCAGTGTTGCGCAAAATATTCAATACGTCAATTTTAACCTTTGACTTTATCACCCCGGGGGATTAAAAAATATACTGAATGAAAATTTTACCAGGGGAGGGGGAACGATGAAGGGCGAACTGAGGTACTACTGTAATGGAAAATGGATTGAAGGAGAAAGCACACCGGAGGAGCGCCGGAAGTGTGCCTGTAGGCGACGAACAGACAGAAGGTCCGGCGATAGGCGAACGTATGACCGGCGCGGAGTTCAGGGCGTCACGGTTGGAAATGGGCTTGTCCCAGCAGGCCGTGGCTGATCGCCTGGGCATCCGGCAGCCGAGTGTCAGCCGGATCGAGGATGAAGGGGCTGGTATGATCGTATCGGCGTATATTCGTAACCGGCTGGGTGACCACCGAGAATACCGCGAGACGGTCACCCAGGCAACGAAAGAGGAGAACAAGCGATGGGCATAGTTATCGCACTGCTGTCCATAAGCTTGCTGCTGGGTAACGTATCCAGCGAGACCGTGGACATACCCAAGGGCTGCACGGCAACCGAGCTGGCATACCTGATCCAGTTGGAGATCACCGACGACAAAATTCAGATCCTGTGTGAGGAGCAATGAAGGAATACTTGCTGGTGCCGAAGAAGGACATTGATGCGCTTTGGACTGCCTTGAGTAATTTCTCAAGAGACCTGCGTATTCGTGAGGATCTGGCCAAGAAGGACGAGGAGAAATGAGCGAACAAAGAATCCCGGTAGCCTCATTCAGCTGCCGCTATGCCGAGATTCACGGCAAAAAACTACACGAAAATTGCAAATTGGATATATTTCAATCTGCAGATTTTGCCCCGGCGTGGAACCCGGGCGAAAGCAAATTTCATCCGAAACCGCCGATGCGCATGCAGGACAGAAGGGAGTTTTGGCTCAATCATTACCGGGTACGCATTGACGGCCAGTGGTACAGCAAGGAGGCGCAGTATACCCTGCTGACGCTGCAGGAAGTAACAGGGCTTTTATTCTAACCCTTGGCTATACCTAATAAAAGAGGAAATCACATGGCTTCAGGATGCGTTCTCTGCGGCAAGAATAAGAAACGAGGGCAACCAACAGCGCAAGCGATCATCAATGGATCTATGCAAA